TAGATCGAGCCATGACATTTTTCCATCGATGGTTGGGTTTCCTAATCTACCCCAAGCACGAAAAGCGTTCTCTATGATTGTATTGCCAGCTTGATCTAGCGAACCATCAGAATTACGAGCCTTAACTTGCAGATGAAAACCTCGATCACCAACCACGTTAGTCTTTAGAAGTTGCATATAGCGTCGAGCATATTCGTTATCGCGTACTAATTCTCGACTGCGATTACGTAGTGTTTCTAATGTGAATCTTAATTCACTATCGGCACTGTTGCTCGATCCACCAAAATCACCAAAAAGCCGACCACCTCTAGCTCCGGCATATGAACGTCTTCTTAGCTTTGTCTCTTCTTTTCGGCGAAACCGATCCCAAAAGGCCATATCTAAAACCTCGCCACGATTGTTGCGCCAGTTGGCAAGCCTCGACGAATGCGCTCTTTGCGCCGCTCCATCAATAATTCGCGCTTGTAATAATCACGCCACTGGACAAGCTCTGTTGGAGCCATCTTCGACAGTGATCGACCATTGATCGAATAGCTTAAAACATCAGCATCAGCCCGACCTTGCAGAACTGTCTCAATCTTATCGAGCATAATCTCTGCATGGCTTCGAGGGTCGCTTTGATTGACATCGAGATCAACGATTGCAGTAAAGTCGCCTCGATCAATTACTATCCGCTCGCTATCGCTATCTCTAACGATCTCAAGTTGCCAATGATAATAGCCTGGAGTGAAAGCAGCACTATCGACGCTGGAAACTGTAAACAAATAATCGTCGTTATATGCAGTACCAGTTAGCGTTATTTCACTAGCACCGCCACCAGTGATCCGAGCAACATATGTCGCAGTGTATAAACTATTGTCATAATCAGTGCCGATATCAGTTCTACGCCACTGGATGCGATCACCCACTACTATTTCGATAGGTTCCGTTGTTGGAGAATTTGCTGGATCGAATAAATTTGCCACCCACTACCTCCAACTAGTTGCAAAGTTGCGTCGCACTCTTGGCACAACCCGCTCGGTTTGTTGCTGCGGTGGCTTCTCCCTTGCCTCCGCTTCTTTCTGCGATAGCGCTTTCATGTTTATGTTTGCAATCGCAAAAGCTGCTAATGCATACACTCTTAAATCCAGCGCTTCATTCCTGGCCCTTGTCTTTTTCCACTCGCGCTTTCTAAAACCCTTCGAGAACTTAGTAACGATTTGCTCTGCCGTTAATTGCTCAAAATACTCATCGTCATAACGCGCTGGAAAATGACAATACCCAGGTCCAGGGATGTTAATCTTTAAACGCGCGTATATCAACTCTTTCGCAGTGTCAACTCCAACGGGGAAAAGTCTGATCTTTCCAATATTGTTTCTAGCGGGTCTTCCGACAATCGGTTTACTCTCTCCGGCAATACCCTTAACCGCAAATATTCCGCGCCTTTCACGGGGTCTAACAAAGTCATAAACCGCTTGTGTGTAATGACCGCCACTGTCGATTGCAGCGCATCTAATATTTAAAAGTTTTCCATCATCACGCTCGAACTTCTGTCCTAAGTATAAATCTAAATCTCTCCAAATTTGCGGAGCGCTAGGGTCGCCATAAATGATATGGTGATCGATGCTCCACGTTTCAGCCTCATTGACGCCATGACCTAAAACCTCAATCTCTAATCTGTCGTTCTGCGTATCGATGCCAGCAGTTAGCATTAAAACATCGTTTGGAACGCCATCGTAATCTTCGCCGCGACCAGGGATTTCGTCATCCTTAACCCCTTCACCTTGCTCCTCCCACGTCTCACCGAGAAAGGTATTAATCCACACCCTCAAAGTCTCTGGCATTTTCTTAGCTTCGAGAAAGTCTCTAGCAGCGTCACCCAATGCAATCCAGGGTGAATACAGGCCACTCAGTCTAAATCCGGCGGTTGTGTTTCCAGGCTTGTCAGCGATCCATTCACCTCTTGAGATAGCTTTGTATCGAGCCGCATCATGCCAAGTTGAGCCGCAACATTCACAAACATAAATCGCTTTCGTCGGCTCACCATCCGGCCAATGCACTTGTGACCATTTTAGCGTTTGCTTTTCGCCACAATCAGCACATGGAACCCAGAACTGACGTTGATCGCTATCGAGATATTCTGACTCAATACGGCTTGCGTCCTTAACAGTTGGCGTTGAAACGATGACAATCTTGGAGTTCCAAAAGGTTGTAGCTCTTTTTTCTGCAAGCCGGAGAGGATCGCCCTCAGTTCCGGCGCTACTAGGCCATCTATCCAGTTCGTCAGCAAGCACAACTCGAATTGGACGAGAGGCAAGCCCTGCTGCTGAATTACTGCCAACGATGTTGATTGATCCCCCTGGGAATTGCTTCGATAGAGTTGTGTTACCGCTATCTCTAGATCGAGGATCTTTAACTTTACCTTTAAGCGCTGGTGTGTCTCGAAGCATTGGAGCCAATCGATCTTTCGAGAAAGCCTGTCCCATAGAGAGTGTCGGCTGCACGCAGAGTATCGGGCTTGCATCCTGATCGATACAATAGCCGATGATGTTTAGCAGCACTTCAGTTTTGCCAACTTGAGCCGATGACATAACGATTACGCGCCTAACAGTTGGATCGCTGCAAGCATCCATGATTCCGCGACTATACTCAGCGCGAGAAGTGTACCAACGCCCAGGCTCTGCAGATGACTCAGGGGATAAACGCCTTTCAGCGTCAGCCCATTGACTCACCGTCATCACTGGAGGCGGCTTTAGCATCTCTGCCACTTGCATCATAAGACGCATCATCTGTGACTTCTTGTGCATACTCATTCACCCACCCAGATAATTCTTCTAACGCTTCATAGATTTGATCTTGGATCATTTGCTTGCAGATCGAGGGGTTGTCTTCAACCGCAACAACCGGAGCTAATTTAGCTGGCATGGCAAGCAATCGAGATTTGCAAGAGGCGATCACCTCGGACCATGCATCAGAAACATCTTCAATCGATACAAGTGATCCGCGTTTTTCTTCAAGCTCAATTTCAACAAGCTCTGCTTCCGCCGCTAATTTACGACCACGCTCTGCATTTAGATCAACGACATTCGGACCAGCGATATATTTACTAGCAGCCGGAATAACATCTCGAAGCAAATAGTATTTGCGATTTCCGCGCGTTTCGATGGGATTTATGCCAGTCAAAATTTCGCGCATCTTGCGATTATCGATGCCTAATTCTGCTGACAATCGTCCCGGTGTGTACCGATCTGATCCGATCTCTGGCTTGGCAGTCATGTGATCCCTCTTTGAAATTTTCTGTCGCTAATAAAGTATTGCGGTCGCGCGTTACCCGCATGGAGTGCTGTTTGGAAGGACCCGTGAGCCAAAAAATAATCATTTTTGAAATTATATTTCAATTTTTACCCGCTTTCTTATTTTTTTTAGGAAACTGGGGTTCGTTTGAATGAGTCCATCTTTGTTCCTTTTTTGAAATGCTTTGCGGTCTTGATTGCTCTGTCAAATTGTTTGTTAAAGTTGCGCCCCAGGTCACGTCTAAAGATTACACTACCATCTTCAAAGAACATAAAATTCTTATCAATCTTTACAGCGGTCTCAAACGTGTAAAGTCTTTTGATTGGTAGACGCGCCTTGCCTTCTCTCTGCCAGATACCAAACGCACCAGATGGCATCGTTGTCACAAATGTCCTTGGTTTGTTTACTACCTTCCTTGCCCTCCATGCATCAGGTACACCGCGACCACGCCTTCGATCTTTAATCTGCCATGATGGAACAGCGAGATGACCTGACCTTGGTTTCTTTATTCCACCTTCAGCGTGTAGATTAAGATTTCCTCTATAAAGCCCTCTAATCTTTACCTGATATAGTGATGCATGAAGATCGCGCTTCTTAGCTTTCTTTACTCGAAATGATTGGCCAGCAAATCTTTTGTCTCGAACAGCAAACGCTCGATCAAATGTCTTACCAACAATCTGTTTACGCATTGCAAATGCCGTGTCGTTCAAAGTATTCGCAAAAGCAAATGGAAGCTGCTTTCTTTGAAAGTTATCCAGCCTCCTCTCCAACTCCAAGTAATTCGCTTTGACGTTCAACTCCATGCGTTATCTCACCTCCACAACCAGCATAACCAGCAAGATCTACCCAGCTATCTCGATGATCTGGTGTTTGAATCAATCGAGCCATCTTCAGTGCCGCCAAGCATAGAGCAACTTGAGCTGGTGTCACGTCCTTCTCTAACAGCACAGACCAAAGCCCAGCAATCCTACCAAAATTCTGTTCGACAGTGCCATAGCTCGAACCACGCTCCGAAACAGCGTTCATTGCGTCAGTTAAAAGATTGAACCTTTCTTTGGACATAAAACCCCTCTCAAATCAATTTTAAGCGGCCTACAGTGGCCATCTCTAAGTTTCTGCTACGACCATGCCCTAGAATGGCACATCATCATTCAGTGACGCTCTCTGGCCTTTTTCGGAAATTTCTTTGATCGATGCATCTGGCATCAAATCTTTAACCTCCCCGATCCAACGACCCGCATCGTCAGCAGCAATAATAGCAGCAATCTCTCTTGCGCTAAAGCATCGAACTCCATGTTTTTTGCTGTAAGCTCCGGCTTCTGCGTCAGTTCTGCAAATAGCAATCACGCTACCATCAGGCATTGGAGCCTCGAAGCAATCGCCTTGAATCGGTTTCTCTCCATTAGCGATAGCTGCTTCAGCAAGGATTGCATACGAGCGAGCTAAACCAGCACAAGCCTTCTCGACGCGCTCAACCGATCTATCAGCAAGAGCGGTTGTTAGCCGATCCATCTGTTGCAGATATTTCACCGCAAGATCGGGACCAGCGATCTCTGGCAATCTTCCCACGCCCCACTCAGCTTCGTATTGCGAAC